ACTGGAGATAGGCGACGTTCCAGTCGTCGCCTTGAAGCCAGTCCGTGCCCGCCGCCTGCGGGAGGCTCGAAAGGTGCCGATTTACCCTGTTCCTACGTCTCCATGACGTTTGAGCTGACAGATTAACGTCAATCCCCTTGATCTCGACCTCGTGGGTCTTGTCCAAGATTTCGTCAGCAAGCCACTGACTCATCTCGGCTCGCCACGATCCCCTCAACAAGGTGATTGCCTCGGCGTAGCTCCCCCTGCCAAAGAGATTTCCCACCTCCCTGGCGAGCTTACGCGAGTACCTGCAATAGAAGTGGTCCTTGTTATCGGACCAGTACTTAGTGAACCAACGCTTCCGGAGCACAGGGCTCCCACTAGGTATCGAGAGGTTCTGAATACTACGGATCCGTCTCCGGACCGCCCGCTTAATTTCCCAAGGCTTTAGCGTGCGAGTCGGGACGTAGGTCAGTTCCCCATTTAGCCGCTGGTTGATCACCCTTCTGCAGCGTAGATCTGTCATAACTCCCTCCAAAGAAATTCTGGTATCCCCGGGTCCGCGCGTTTGCCGGTCGACGTTGCGCAGTGTTGCCCTGAGCTTTGATAGCTCTTCATCATTGCGTCTCTTGTGCTCTTGTGTCTTCACAGCCCCGAACTTAAGATACGACAGCACGGTCGCCTCAGTCGGCTGCGCCACCGGGTCGGTACCCCCTGAGGCAAAGCTACCTGGAATCCCATCACGGCCACGAATAGCGCCTGCACGCGCCGTTTGCAGGGCAGCTTTACGGAGAATCTTGGACTGGCACTTGGGTGCCGCCGAGAATACGAGTGCGTCTGCGCAACTGGTGAGCCCCTTCGCAGAACGGCCTTTCGCCGCGATTGCTTCACCAAGGCGTGTCTCGTATTTCCCCGTAGCCTGGTATTTCCATGAGAAGTCATCTCTGCTACCGTGGAATGCCCGGACTTCACCGTCCACGTCCTCTTTAAAGAGCATCTCGCAGAAGACCCCATGAGCGAGCCCTTTCTCTGCGTGCCGGTTCCCGCCGAAGGGAACGATGTAGGACTTCTCTTTGTTAATCACCAACCCGAAGGACTCGACGATCTTGTTGAATCTTTGAATCTCATGGTCCCTTAAGATCACGATACAGTCGTCCCCTTGCACTGCGTAGGCTCCCGGCTTTGCGCCCGCAGCCTCACAGGCGTACGCGTTGATGAGACAAAGAGGGAAGAAGCCGACACCTAGCGACATCATCGCTCCGCACGTACTCGTGCCCAGTTTTGTTCCATTCTCATCGATTATGTCGTAGTCGCGAACAATGCTGCGCGTCGCTTTACTGAACCAGTTCACGCCGTAGTTATACTGGAGGCCGGGCACGTATTTTGCTATCCGGTCCAGTATATAGAGTATGGTTTCTTTAGAGAGGTTATCGGTAGCGTTCTTGTAATCGACGGAGTAGAGGTAGAACTGCTCGTCGACGTTTCCAATCCGTGAGATCGCGATCTCGTCATACCCCTTTGCAGATCTCATGGTTGCGAGATGATTGCTGTAGAAGAAGTTGGAGCATGTTGTTACGCATCGAGCCGCCCAGACCACGTCTGCGTGATGTAGCGTCGTAATCCGATACTTGCTATTAGCAAAAATTACAAGTGGTTTCGCTACACGGTACAGGCCATCGTGTGCCGGTTCGGAGATTTTGTGTAAAACCGTCTTCAGTCTCTCGTCCAAGGGTGCAAGCTCCATGTTGAGCTCGCAGACCCCGTCCGCGACAAGTTGGGCAAAATCTTCGGGATGTTCTTCCCACCCCTTCGCGAAGGCAGCCTTGCGCCGACTCTCGTAAGAGTGGCTGCCTGCTAGCCCTAGACGTGCGTCAAATAGTGCTATGCAGGCGCCATCGTTCTTTCGCGAGTTGTTCGCGCAACCGCTTGCCGATGGGCCGGGAAGTTCGAGGAGGATTGGTTCGTTGTTGTTCTTCTTTCGCACGCGGTTTAGCGTGGCCTGGAGCGTGTCACATAGCCACCTCCCGAAGCTACCTTCGTTCGCGAAGTATCTTCCGTCCGCGCGCTGGGCTATCTCCTCTGGGACGACTTTTGCTGCAGAAAGCCGCGTCGCAGCTTCCACCAAAAGTTGTTTCTCAGTTGCCGCGTCTTCGCGGGGCAGGTCCACAGCTCGCGTTAGAGTGCTTGCGAGGAAGAATTGATGCCGTTGCTCTGGTTTTAGCTTCGTTGCCGAGACAGCTTTTAGTCGCCATTTGGCGGCATAGTACTTGACGCAAGGTGCGAAACCGAAGCTTAAGGCGTCCTCGACGAACTTGATCCACTTCTTCAGAATAGCTTTGTCTCTGGGTCCGAAGGATTGCTTATTTCTCGTTGTGCCGTGTGCAAGGCACAGTGCCGTACGGACTGCAATCCAATTCTTTTGGAGTAGGTAAATCGTTTGATGCACACGATATGTGCTTTCGCGCCTGATCAGCGCCCCTTTCCGGGGTGCGCGCCGAGAGAGAGATAGCTTCTCGCATCTCTCTATAAGCACGGTAAGGTCAGTATTGAAACCGTAGTCCCGCACTTTGAGTGTGGTCTTCAGCTTCTGGGCTAGCGTGAGAAATTGCGTTAGACTAGATGGAAGGCTCCAGTCTGCAACGGCTAGGTACTTGACTTTACTTTCAAGAGTTCGCTCCTCACGGGAACCGTCGTACTCATCGAAGATGCACCTTTGGTAGCCTTGCATAGTGCGACAGAAGGGGGAGCGGGGGC